CTCAATTCTTTGTATGCTTCAGTTATTGATACTTGGTTAAACCAGTCGATTATTTCATCAGCAATACACCATAGATCATCATCACCGTAGTTAAAATGTCTAACATATTTTCTAAAAGCAGGAAAATTGGCGTAACTTGGTGCCAATCTTCTAGCAAGAGACATGAATACATATCGTGCCGAAATTGAATGATATGAACAATTAAGAATCGTTGTCATCGGACAACCAGATGGTTGGGAATGTCCCCACATATACACCTGATCATCAAAGATGTGAATAGAATTTACTACTTCACACCAAATGGCAATTCTGATTTTATTTGATTCTTCATCTTCAGTTCCGTAGAACTCGTTGATCATATCAAGAACCTTCCATAGGATATTTGAATGCAGTGTTCCGTCATAATTTTCGAAATCACCTGCACATACCTTATCTCCTACTTCAGATAATCCAGCAACAATTCTAGTCCAATCCATTCCATAGCAATTCACACCAACACATGATTCAACATCAATTTTGTTTCTCATCATGTGTGCAATGAATCCACCGAAATATTGTCTAAAAAGAATAGTAAAAACCATTTCTCCACAAGAAAATAATCGTGTTTTTCCTGCTTTAACTTTAGCGAGTGTTCTTCGTTCATCTTTCAATGTGTCGATCCAAATAATGCTAGGTCTATTACCTGCCTTACATGTTTCTAACATTGTATTATATCGTTCGAGTACTAGTTTATGATTAAATACATACTCTCCATCGCCTAAGTAATCGGTTTTTCCTTTTCCTTTCTTTTCCCATCCATATCCTGGAGACGTGCTCCGCTTCATTGGCGGATAACACATATCTCCTTCTACTCCTGCGATTGCTTCTTCAAAAGACATTACTTGTCTATCTCTTTCCTCAACATGTTGAGAAATTTTCTGATAAAAATCTTTAGTACATCTTTCCAAGAGTTGGTCATTTATTGGTTTAGATATTGGGCTTGCCTTAATACGGGCTCGCGCCATTGGGTCAAC